GAAGTCGGCAAAATATCCGTTGGATGCGTTGCATTCGCCATTGTTTGATAAGCTGTCAATCTCAACCAGTAAGATTTTCTCTGACCAAGACAGCTCTTTGGATGTGTAGACATCTCGTGGAATCCAAATCCCTCTGAAGTTTCGTTTCATAATTAGTAGTTTTTAGTTATTGTTCACGACAAATGTACCTATTGCCTGTGATATATCCAAATATCCTACTAACTTTTTTGTTTTACTAGATGAGCCGAACTCTGTATTTAACGGCATTTCTTTCCACCCCCACTTAAAATCGTAGCCAGAAACAGATAGTCCCGATACGTCAAACACATATATCTGCTCTAAATTATTTCCTTTTGGCATTGAGACAATGTAATAGAAATCACACTTTGCCAATTCTGAGTATTTAACATTGAAAGAGAACTTGCTAAACTCTATAAGCGTTTCGTTGTAGTGCTTATCCCTACATTTTAGCTCAGCTACAATACCCTTGCTATACGCATCAAACCTTGCGTAAGGGAGGTCGTTCTCTTTTAATCCTAGCTCGTACTTATCATTCACAAGCCCTAATAATCTTTGTTCGTCTTTTTTCACAATCTTAGTTAGTTTAGTTATTTCGCAATTAAATCTATTTAGTAGTTCTTCTATCATAATGTTAGCATTAATTAGCAAATATGTGCCAAACAAGTCCGCTACTCATAAGAACGCTATCAAAATAGCCTCCTTCGTGTATTTTTGTTTTGTGAGGTATAGGATTGCCAGTTCCTACTATATTAATTTCGGCTGTGTAAATTGATTTATCTTCTTTATTAACTATACACCATAAACATAAACCTCCGTTTTGTTCTGCAACTTTTAGAAATCCGTTAAATCCTTCAATTTCCACGTATTGCGTGTCAGTTATTTTTAGTTGGTATTTGTATATCGTTTTCATAAGTAACTAATGCTAACAATGGCTAAAGTTAATTGCCAAGTTAGGCTTGTTTATAATTCAATGGTTAGTATTTAAGGCAACTAACCTTAGCCTAGTCCGTTATGAAACCTATCAATAGGCAAAGAGGGATTAACCTCCTTGCTCACTGATAGATATTAATTGTTTAGAATGGAAGGTCATCATCGACTGTCTGCGCAACAGGTGCTGCCTTCTTTTCTCCTTGTGGTTTCGGCTCAAAAGAGTCCAGAGCCACATAAGGCTTTCCGCTTTGAGCAACTAAGAGGTCTAGGTTTACCCAACCTTTCTTCTCGTTTGCTTTAAGGAAGGTAATCGCCTCCTCTACCTTTACGCTCATTTTACCAATCACCCAATCAGGTGCGTTCTCTTTTTTAGGTTTTAAGAAAAAACCATCTGCAAATACTTTAGCTTCTGCCATAATAATAATAATTTAATTGTTAACTTTTCTTAATTTTAATATTGATAATTCGTGCTTAGCACTTAGTAACTCTGCTTGTAGGTAGCTGTTACGAACCAACAGCTTGTCAATCATATTCATCTCACTATCTTCATCAATCATATATTGAGGGACTGCTTTACTTTCTAAGGCAAAAGCATCCCTAGCATACTTACCATCAGTCTCTAAAAACTCTTGGTGTTTCTTCTCGTGGTGCAGAGACATAGCGTGTGTTCTGAATATAATCTTAGCCACATCTGCCAATCCATAGTTAGTATGCTTTCTAGCTAAGTGGATATAGTGCCTCCTAGCGTTAATAAGTTGAGCAACTCTGTTTTTTCCTTTTACAGCTTCCACATCTACATTAAGTTCACGGCAAACGCCATCTAAAATACTATTTAATTCCTTTATCATCATCTTGTGTTTTAGTTATTCCTAGCCAATATTTCTCGTACTCCCCTCTTTCGTGAAGCACTCTAGCATAGTCCTCGTTAATTAGTTTAAAAATTGATTGCGCCTCTACACCCATAAAGGCTGCTAACTTCTCTATATGAGACACCCTTAACTGTGTGGTGTCGGTTAAATACTTCTTAATGGTCGCACCGTGTATTCCAATTATCTGCCCGAAACGATACCTTGTTATGCCGTGGCAAGTAAGCATCTCTTCAAATTCATTGATTGCTCTAAACCTTGTGTTATACCGAATCTTGTCCTCGGGAGCTTTGTTTCTGTAATCATCAGGGTGATTCCAATACTTATCATCTCCATCGTGTAAGTCTGCGTATATCTTTTTCCTCTCCTTGTGTGTTAATCCCACAGCAAGCCAAGGGTATCCAGAATAGTCAGAGCCGTTATATCCATCACTCATCATCTTTGTCTTTAAATATTTCTAATTCAACACCGAACTCATTGAAGTACGCCTGCTTAATAATATCATCATCTGTATTGGCATACAAGTCTAGGAAACTCTTTCTAACAAAGTTCTTAGCAGAGCGTTGCCTAATGATTCCAACCTGCTTTCTTGTGATTGCTAGGATAGCCCCTTCTTTAGTCAATATGTGTTTGTGAATTGCCATAATATATTAATTAAACATTTTTTTAAATTGCTCTGCGGGGTCTCTAGGCGTGTGGTCTGCCCTTAGTTTTACTATAAGATGATAAGCCTCTTGGTTAGACAAGTCAAGCAATCCATCCTCAATATCCTTTATTACCTCTGGGGAGTAGGGAACTAGCCCTAACAACCCCTCAATAACAGCAATCTGAGAATTACTTATTGGCTCTTCATCAAGAATGTCATCTATCCAACCCATTACTCAGACATTTCATCTTGACCATACACCCCTTCCTCGTAGAAACCCGTAAGCATAAGCACACTTCGTGATTTAGCTCTCTTCTCAGCCATAGCAACAGGAAACTTACCCGCCATACCCATAGTGTTTTCCTTAGAGCTTTCTCCAAAACTTTCTACTTGAGTCTGACCTATCTCCTTACCCTTGACCATTGAGGCAAAGCAGCGCATAACAACCCAATCTTTTTCCATTACTATTGGCTCATAGGTTACTTTTATGTTTCTGTTGCTTATAATCTTGTCAATACCTGTTCTTGTGATAATAACAAATCCACGCTTATCTTTATAAACATCCTCTGCTACTAGACCATTTTCTTTAAATAATCTTCTTAGATTCTCTTTCTTAGTTTCTGATTTAACTGCTGACATATCTCTTAAATTAAGTTGTTAATACTATTCATTAATCTTAGTGAATCAAGAGTTAAGGAGTAAGCGTTAGCATTACCTCTAGCGTACTCGGAATACTCCTTATCACCCCTGCTTCTTGAACTAATCTCTAGTTCCTCCCAACGCTTTATCTCTTGCGTAACGTGGTCAATCTCTGCTGATACAGCGTTCTTAATCAATCTTACATTATCCATAATTATTATTGTTTAGTTAATTGCTTATTGCTCAGCAAATATACAATAATAAAATTGAATAAGTCAAGCCTTTTGTAAGAAACTTTTAATAAAGTATGTAGTTTGGAATGAGTCTAAATAAGGTTAAGCCTTGCGACCATACCTCTTTCCTCGGTAGTAGAAAGCATCATCAAACGCTACAATCTGAGTGGCAAAGAATCTGCCATTCTCATCAATGTGAACTATGTTGAAGCCATTGTTCCATTTAGACTTCATAGCTCTTGANGCATATCCAAAGGCGGGAGACTTAATGTCAGCCATTGTGCCTATGTTAAANCCCGCTACATCGCCCTCAATATAATTCTGAACCCTATGGGTGTGAGCAAACATAACAGACTTTCTGAACACATCTATATGCTTCTTGGCAGTATGAACATTACAATATGTTCCGTGCATAAGGTCTAAGTGTTGCCCAATAGTTACAGTGTCCTCTTTCCAATCCTCAAAGACGTGGTAGCCTCTATCAGACAATTTAAGAGCTTCTGTTGGACTCTTAATAACGCCACGACCCAACTTAGCATTATCAATCTTTGCAAGGTGCTGATTATACCAATCCTCGTGGTTTCCCCAGATATATGTTTTATCAGCAGTTTCATTGACAGACTCGTCAATCAGGTCAAGGGCTTTGTTTCCCTCTCTGTATTCTTGAGTAAGAGTCAAATTGCTAAACATTCCCGCAGAATGTCTTGATATAGATGCCATATCCATAAAGTCTCCAATAAGATGGAAACCTACTACATCATCACCCAAGTCTCTACAAAGCTCTAACATACCATCGAATATATGCTTGTTGTGAGCGGGTACGTGATGACACCCAGATACTATGTGTATGCCACTTTTAGAAAACCTGTTGCTTCTAATCACCTTCTTTGTAACAGAACCATTCTCGCCTTTTCGCAACTTCTTAATGATTTCAAATTCTTCCTTGGATAATCTAGGTCTGAACTCTTCTTGACTCATAGTTTGTAGTTTTTGTTTCCGCAAATATACTAAATTAAAGCATACAAAACAAAAGAGGTCTCTATTGAGACCCCTATTGAACTAAACTAACTAGAAACATTATGAAAAAAATTGTAAACTGTGGTTTTGTTTACTGTTGCAAACATACGGCAAAAAAGCTTACCAACCACATTTATTTTTTATTTTTTGATTTTTTGTAGCTTATAACAGATTCAACACTTCTTCTGGCATCCTTGCCAACAAAGTAAGCACCGTAAGCCATCAGTAGTAAGCTTTCATATACACTGTTGTACTTAGCTGATATTTGGAATCCTCCAATATTGCCATCAAAACAGGATATTACCACAAAAGCTATCGTAAGGAACGCTAACGCAGCAGGGCGAACTCTCTTGGAAACAATGTCATCGCTTGACATATCTGCTTGCCAACGAGAAGTTACCTCCTTTTGGATTTCTGCCTCGTGTTTAAGAATTAACTCTTCAAACTTACGACGTAACTCAGCCTTCTCTTCACCAGAAAAGTGGAACTCATCAACAGCATCCTTAACCTCAGAAACAAGCTCTTTAGCTCCTCCTGTAAATAATTTGGCAAATACACTCATTTTGGTTTACTTTTTATTTATTACTGTATTTATATATATATAGTAGAGGGGTTTAACATTTTTGTTAAAACGGTTTAACATTTTTGTTAAAGTACCTTAACATTTTTGTTAAATCACTTAGAGCATTTCTAAGACATTTTATTACTCTTTGGTGGCTTAGTACCTATTTTATGTAAAAGTGTCTTAAAACAAGCCCTACGTGCGTTAAACGGCTTAATATGACTAAACATTAATTAAATCGTTTATATGCTTATATTCTATAAAAACCTCTTCTCCTTTTTGCAATGCTTCGCAAATGGGTCTATAAATTCTTTTGTATGCTTGTTTAGATTTACCGATAAAACCATCAGTAATTAATCCGTTGTTTTCTTGCGAATCACCAACGAGTAAACATCCAGAAGTATGTTCATCAGTATTCCCGCAGTGTATAAGAATATACTCAAAATTAGGAACATTAGTGATGTGAAGCATACCATCGTGTATATCAGAAAATCTTTTGCTATATTTATTATGAAATCCACCCTCTCTTCTTAATTTAATTTCATACCTTCCATAAGGTATCATTGTTTCTCCCTTTATCTTAGTCTCTCTAAACTCATCTTCTAGGGTGTAACATAAAAATTCGTGTCCTATCCAAGTTTTTTCTAATAGCATACCATTTGTGCTATCACTACTAAGATTATATCTAACGACTACTAACTCCATTAGCTACCACAATTTTCGCAGTCCTCTTGATTGTCTATATTGCAGGCAGGCTGCTCCTCTTCTTCCAGAACCTCTAGCCAAGAATCAAAACCATTGGCAGTTTCTTTGCATTCGCAATCATCTTTTTTTTCTTCGCAATTACAATTCATAATTTTTTACTTTGATTTTTTTATAAATTCTAAAATAATATTTAGCTTTTCTTTAACCTCACTCATTTGTTTACGCAAATCTTCGTGCCTTTTCTCAAATCCAACCTTCACTTCCTTAATACTAAAAAAGAAAAATTGATACAAAGCATATAAAGCACCAAGCAACAAAACCAAAGATAAGCCATATCCTTCTATTAATTTTAATATTTCTTCCATTATTTTCTATGTTTACAAGAGTTAATTTTTGCTAATTCTATTTCTAAGTCATTTATTTTATCTTCACACTCATTTATAACTTTTATCTTCTTTTCAAGCCTTTTCTCAAGAACAATTATATCCTCGCCTAATTGACCTATCTGAGAGTAAGCTATACCCATAGTGAATATAATACCTACAACCCATATAATATTACCTATGCTTAGTGTGAAGTCTTTTTGTATCATTTACGCTCCGAAAAACAAACTTGCTAATGCAGTTAAAACAATTAAATACAGAGACCACATAGCTCTGCTTATAATCTTTCTAGCTTGTGTGTTTTGATTTACCCTAGAAACAACACCGAAATCGGGGTCAAGAAGTTTTTTTGTCAGATTGTCCAACTTATCATCCATATTGTCAATCTTATCCTCCATTGATTCCATTCTTTGTTTCATAAGTGCTATTTCTTGGGCTGCTGTTGCCATATTAAGACGTATATACTACCTCAATAGTAGAGTTAAATCTAGCAACGTGAGAACTAGCTGCCGTTGGTTTTAGCGTTACAATAAGAACGTCTCCTGCTGCGAATGTTACAGAAGAGCTAAGACCTGTTGCGTTAAATAGCTCAACGCTAGTACCTCCTGCGCCTGTCTCTGAAACAGTATCTCCTAATTGTGTAAGGTCTATTGCTGAATTACTATCATCTACGGCAGTTCCTTTGTATATCCTCATCTCAATAGTCTTAGATGTAGTCAAGGCAATACCTCCAATCCAAGACTTGATATATCCTGCTCTAGTGCAAAAGAGTGTGGCTTGGGCAACAACCTCTTGGGCATCAGCAGTAGGGTCTGTTACAACAGTGTCATATACGTGCGTAGTACCACTTGAATATGTAGATGCGTACTCGTCTGTCGTTGACTTACTTATGAATCCACCAACTCTAACAAAGTGCGTTCTGTTTATTTCATCATCAGCCCAAGTTAATGCACCGCTACTGTTTTTAGTTAGAGAGGTGCTGTTATTAGCCGTACTGAAATCCTTTGGATTGTGCAGTTGGTCGTTTGCTAGACTTTTGTGTTCGTTAGCTGCCATATTATACTCCTGCTACAAATATTTCTACATCCACATCGTTCCCCGCAGGGTTAACCTTTATGCTAGTTACGTCTGCCATAGTTCCAAAACTAGGAGATGTATCTGCTTCAGACAACATTAAGTCATCAGGTGCGCCTAAAATATGAGACTCTCCTGCTGCTAATCTAACCTGATAAAGAGTTGCTGCACCTACTACGGCTAACTCAACAGCGTTAGCATTATCAAGGTTTGTTACTCTAATGTATTTAGCATCCTCTAAATCTATCGCATTATCTGAACCAAAAGCATTGCCATTGAATGTAGCAATAGTTGTTGTTTGACTATTCATACATTTAACGATTCTAGTAAATACTTCTGAAATACTAGATATAGTTAATGTGTTTGTTGTTCCTAGATTCCTTCCATTCAAAAATACGCTCTCTGAAAGTGTTACAATTAAATCTGTTGGTGTTATTGTTGTTGCCATATCTTTTTATTTATTTCTATCGTATGCCCAATTCTTTAGAGCAATGTAGTTTTTACTGTAAGGACACTCCTTACTTACGTTTTTACCTTGTTTTTGTTTTCTAGCCCTAGCTATATATGCTATTGCTTTTCTTGCTTGAGTAGCATCATAAGAAGTCCAATCTGCCTTTTTCTTAGATAACAGTTTAAGATTTCTATTTACAGCATCCCTATTTAAACTAGCCTTTTTACTACACTTAGTTTCAGACCAAGCCTTTAGTTCAGAATAGCTCATATTTACAGAGTCTTTATACTTAGTGAATGTCTCCGCAATCTCTTCTTCTGTAAAGTTATAAACCTCTTCATCCTCTATACCACACGCCCAATATCCATTAGGTTTTTGATGCTCATATCCGTCAGGGCAGCTCTTATTCTCCCTAACATTTGCGTTCAATACACGCTGTATGTAAAAGTCTATCTCTTTCATTAGTAAAATATTATACCGCCCAACTTAGTTGCATTATCTGTATCTGGCATAGAATTATCTCCATCCTGCCCATACAAAGGATACTTGTTTACTTGGTCAGCGTGTGTAATGAACGCTATCATATCATCTAAAAACACCTTCGCCTTGCGATAAGTGTCCTGCTTCATCTGATTAAACACCTCTGGTGGAACAGGAGTGCTGAACTCATCCAAGTTAGAAACCAAACCGCTAGAAGATGTTTGATACTGTATTTCATTAAGAGCCTCAAATCTAACAAACCAACACAAGCAAGGTATTAGGTAGTCAGTCATAAGTGCTTGATTATCAGTAGTCAATGTACTTCCATTATTCTGAGTCTTTAACTCCTCATAAAAGTCTAACCCTAACTCGCTCTTTATATGTGCTAACTCAGCAATCTCAATGAGGTTGTCGCTGATTAGAGCCGTGTCAGTTGCTTGATTAGTGAAGGAGTTGGTAATAACCTCAGAAGCCGTTACAAGCCCTTTATATTGCCTTACATTTGCCATTAGTCTAGGTTCTCTTTAGTTACTGTAATTAGTTCTCTATCAGTAAGGAACATATCACCATCATCACGCATAGGCAAATCTTTACTCAGCATCGCTCTTTGCTCATTAATGGTTAGTACTTGCTTCGGGTCAATGTCAGATAAGAACGAGATAGGTGGTTCGTAAATCACCTTCAAGTCATCAGTATCAATCCCTAGTTCCCTTTTGATTACCCTCTTGATAGGGTCTAATAGGATAGTTGTCGTATCCTTAATAACCGTTGACATTGCAAGCTCATACGCAATTCGTATTTCCGAACCTGTATTGTTCATCTTTCCTGAAGATACAATACCGCTTAGAGCAGGCTGCCAACGATGTGAAGTGATTATGTTTTGGTCGCATAGTTTCTGCAAGTCCAAGAAATCACCATCTTCCTTGTTGGAGAGAATCTGTACGTCAGCACCATTATTGTCGTCTCCGTTCTTTACAAGGAATAATATTTTTGAATTGTTGCCAGAACCCGTTAAGGTGTCCTTAGCCGTTTCAACGAACTGCTCTGCTTCTTTCTCGCCAAAGTCCCCATTAACAGTAACAATCGCTGATGGCGCAAAGCCGTTTTTAAAGTTAGTATGGTTGTATTTCCCGATTTCATAATCTATTGCTATCCATTCTAAGGCTGCCACAAAATCAGGCAATCCATAATAACTAAATGTACTTTCGTAATCTTTGTAGTGAATAATAAACCTACTAGCTGCAATCCTAGGATATAGTGGTATTTTAACTATCCTGTGGTCATCTTTCCTGTTTACCTTATCCCACTCTGGATGGAATAGAACAGATTTGCCATCTTTACCAACTCTTGCAGTGGAAGCATCCTTATGGTAGAAATTGATTCCACCATCATAAACAACGCCTTCCAAGTAAGCATTACCATAAGAAAAATAATCGTCTGCCAACTTCTTAAAAACCTCTTTAAGAGTCTCTCCATTAGCGTTAACACTATCTATAACATCCTTTAATGAATCATTTTCAGTAGCGAATCCAGAACCCGTTGTAAACGTAGTTTTCTGCGCTAACACAGACCTGTGTGTAGATGATTGCCTCTTTAATTCAGCGAGGTACTGAGCAAACAAGTTGTCTTTACCAAAAGGAACGTAATCGTTACGCATTTTGCTTACATCTTTCTCCTCAGAAGCGATTTCTGGGGTAGATAGATTTACAAAAGCGTACTTAATCTTATTGTCCGTCTTGCTTGTTTGATACTTTGGTTTGCTTTTTACCTGACTTTTTGGTCGCTTTTTTGTCATCTTTGTTTATTTTTTCAACAAACTTGGTGTAGCCCAAATTGTAAATAATCTCAAGTTCTTCCTGAGATACATCATTCGCCCAAGAAACTTTTATCCCGCACTTATGAAATCTAGTTGTTCCTTCGTTTATCTTCTTCTTGTAAGCCATTTGTAAATATACTAAAAAAAGGCGTGAGGAGGCTAAATAACCTCCTCAAAAACCTTAATTAATTACTATTAAGAAAGTACGTTTTTACCTGTACTACCTGTAATTGTAGAAGTACCTGTAAACTGTCTTGGTAGTTCTCCTGACATACAAGTAATTGTTACCGTACATCCTGTTTCATCACCTAGGGCAGCTCCAGTAGAAACTTCCAAGCCTGTCATTGTTGCGTATGTTTGATTTCTAGCGTAAACATCGTTATGCTTATACGCTTCTGATAAACCAACTACATAATCTGCACCGTTAAAGTCTTGAGCAATGCAAACCAATGGTTCGTGCTTCAAGTTCTCTAATGCTTTTAAGTGAGCAGAAGAGATGTGGGGTACATAGAAAGATATAGTTTGCTCAAACATCATCGTACCACCCTCCTTAGAGCCTGTTACGGATAGTGAACCTGAACCATCTTTAAGTTCAAAAACCCACATTGTATCAGCACCCGCAGTGTTGTCTCCATCAGCTAAGTCTATATTGCTGTATGCGTGGTCATCAGAGTTGTCAGCAGTTACTGCCGTTACACGAGTAGATGAAGCCACAGATACATATTGCAAACCGCCTCTTTTTTCAACATCTGATGCTGTTACTGTTAAGCCATTTTCTATTGCCATTATTATTTGTGTTAAAAAGTTAAGAATTATTAGGGGGAGTATTTCATCCCCCTAAATTCAATTCAATTATGCTAAAGCATCTGGTGTGTAGATAACAGCCAATTTAGCATCAGCTAAAGCAACACCACACATATAAGATACACGGAATCTGTAAGACTTGTTGTCTTGAGAATACCACTGCTCCATTGCACTCTCGCTAAAGTCAGTACCCACGATGATAGCATCTTGAGTAGTCAATACAGCTCTGTGTGTTTCAACAGCAGTAGAAGCACCTTCGATAATAGCGAAGTCAGCAGCAATAGCTGTATCCCAATCTCTACGAGCTAATACAGGAATACCTCTAAAAGTCATTGAAGGAACGCCATTTACAAGAACATTGTGTCCCGCAGCAGCATATCCTGTACCTTCTAAATACTCAGCGTATTTATCAGCGATGTCTCCTGAAACGAAGAATACGTGGTTTCCTGCTTCCAATAACTCAGGAGTAGCAGCGTTATACATAGCTGTAAGGATGTTTACACCATCAGCAGCAGCATCAAGAGCCTCACCGTTAGCAACACCTGTAATGTCAGATACGTCTAGTTTTTGTGCAGCAGCACAAGTATCTTTACACGCTTGGAATACACCATCGTAAGAGTTATAGTCTAGGTAGTCTCCTCCGTTGCCTGCAACAAGAGCAGCATCACCTAGGAATAACTGACGGTTAAAGTCAGCCTTAACACCTTGAGCGATTAGGTCAGTCAATACAGCTTTAACGGCAGTACCGTCAATGTTATCGAACTCAAAGTTACCTCTCATTAATTGAGCTTTAACTTTTCCGAACAAAGAGTTAGAGTAAAATTCGATTTCTGCCTCAACTCGTGCAGGAGTAATTGTTACACCTGTGAAAGTACCCGCAGTTTCACCTGCAAAAGCACCTGCTGTAAAAGCCTTAGTGATTTTTGATAATGACCCTAAGTGGTCAATTTTTGTTGTTCCTTTAATATCTGGAAGAACATTCATATACTGCATATAGTCTTGTCCTAAGAATAAAGGAGAGATAATGCTTTTGTTCGCATCCATCTGCGTGAAAGCAGGAAGCGAGTTTGAATTTGGAAATGCCATAATTCTTTAAGTTTAAATATTTGTAATTATTATTATTATCCTATGATAGCCTTAGCTAAAACATCCCACTCGTTAACAACCACTTTGTCAGGGTTGATAGCAGGGTCAGCCTCAGCTTTAACTTCGGTTTCAGTAGCGTTAAACTTTGATAGCTGCGCTTCTAAGTCAGAAATCTTGTTAGTTAGGTCAGCAATTTCACTGTCCTTTTCTCCAACAAGACCTGCCAATTCTTCTCTCTCTTCAGATGCAGAGTTTGCCAAACCTTCTAACTCAGTTAGTTTGTTAGCAATCTCCTCATTATCAGAAAAAGAAACAGAAACTTCGCTCTCTGGGGTTTCAGCTACAACCTCACCCTTAACAGCGTTTAAGATTTCCTCTTTAACACCGTTGAACCATTGTTTTAATTCTTCTGTCATTTTTACAGATTTTTTGTTATTAAGTAATTCCAAGCTATTCTTGATTTTATCCACATCTACGTTTGCGAACTTGTCTAGATTAGCTTTTGCAGCAACCGCTATGGGTGCTGTTAACCCATCAACAAAACCTTTGTCTAGGGCTTCTTGACCACTCATCCAAGTCTCCTCATCCATCATCTTAGTTAAAGTTTCCTCAGATAACTGAGTTTTCTTATGATAAATAGAAAGAAGGTTAGACTTCATTTTGTCAAGTAAGTCGGCAGTTTTTCTCATCTCTCCTGCTTCACCCATTGCTCCACCCCAAGGGTTATGAATCATAAAGTAAGCGTTCTCAGCCATTTTAACATCGTCTGCCGCTAAAGCGATAACAGAACCCATTGAAGCAGCTAAGCCCTCTATGTTTATAGTTACATATCCTTGATGTGATTTGAGAATGTTGTAGATAGCAAGACCATCGATAACTGAACCACCAACGCAGTTCATTCGGATATTCAAATCTTTGTTGCCAATAGATTTAACGTCATCCAAAAATTGTTTGGCAGTAATACCAAAATGCCCAATCTCGTCATAGATGTCAATAGATGCCATCTCGGAGTTGGATTTATTCTGAAAGTTATACCACGTTTTGTTCATAGAAGCAAAAATAACACTATATGTATTATATTTGTCGAAGGCAGTGGAAAGAACTATATTATATTGTTCTTTTTGAAGTTTTTATAACGCTGCTTGTAAACAATGGATTGAATCTGCCTCTCTGATAAATCATACATTATGGATAAGTCCATAAATGTGTGAGTGGCGTGCCCTTTGTTCTGCTTGAGAATCTTCTCAAAGTCTGTGGTGATTAGGTAATTCCTAAGTCTCTTAGGCTCTATGATTCCTTTCTCTACAAAATGATAAAGGACATCTTTGATTGTTGCATCCTCTGTGAATCTACTAATCAACTCCTTCTCAGCAGTTTCAAGGAACTTAAATACAAGCTCTTTCGGGTTTGCTCTGTTTGTCATTATTTTTATTTAGACTAATTCTAAACAAAGGTAATAAATTATGAAGCACGAAGCAAGTTAAAAACTCGCCTGTGCCTCAATCGCTGATACACGACTCTGTGTTCTCGTGATGTCGCTTTCTACAACCATAACCGTCTGAGAGCCTCCCATACCGCCTCCTGAGACAATATCTCCAAGAGATGATGCTGTCATACCTCCAATGGCGTATTTGCTCTGTATGCCGTCTGTAAGACCTCCCATAGCGAACTTCTTTCCGTAATTGTTATGTGAGTTGATTGCCGACAATAATGGCTTAAACATAGATGTAGAGCGTTTGTTGATTATAGCCTCGCCACCTTCTGCCTCGTGTATTCTACCTCCTACGGCAAACTTAACGCCACCGTTAGCGTGTGATGCGCCTTGGAACATACCGCCATCGGTTAGACCACCGTTAGCGAATTTACCTCCTCCTCCAAGCATATTGGAAATCATCGGTGATACAATACTCTTCATACCAAGTGCAAGACCCAGTTTAGCGACAAATGGTATTGAGCCATCCTTAAACATAGACGACATCGCATCTAAAAGAATTTCATTAATCTTTGTTGTAAGAACTTTTCGGAATGCCTGATTTGCGTTGTCGGAGTTCATAATAGCGTTTTGCATCATCTCCTGTGTGGATTTCGTGTCTACATCAGCAGTTTTCGCTATCGATTGCTGTTGCTTAACCTTTAGGTCTAGTATTTTATTATCCATCTCTAACGTGGACATACCTAACTCCATTCTAGCATCGCCTAGCAACCTCAATCTCTCAATCTCTAACTCAAACATCTGCTGCTTCATATTGTCGATGTCTACCTGAGTCTTAATCTCAAGGGACAAGAAGTCCTCCATTACTTGCTTTTGCTTAGCCCCGACAACTTCGCCTATATCGCCTTCTTTGATACCCAGAGCAGCTTTGTCTGAAATCCCAACTTTCTTCTTTTTCTTAGCCTCTTCCTCTACTCTTCCTAACTTTCTGAGTCTATCAATCTTATCCTCTATTAACTGAATGTCTCTATTCTTTTGAGCTAACTCAGTTTCGTTTGTAGCGACAACCTCTTGTTGAGCTTTCAACTGCATCTTTGTCTCTTCAAGAATGTCGCCCTTTAGATTTTTAAGCTCTTTTTCTTTGTCGATGGACTTGTCTACTCCGTGGCTTAATAGTTCTAATCCTTTTAGCCTCTCGGAATCTAATGTTTTTGCGGGTATTATTCCCGCCTCAATAGCTTCGTTGTATTCGTCCTGTACGTTCTTAACATCAGAAAGTGTTTTGACAACAGCAAAGTTTCCATTAACCATAGAGAGTAGGGCAGTTGTAAAGTTGCCCGTAGCCTTTGTTATACTAGACAAGCCGTTAAATATCTCTGTTATCCCCTTAACGAAACTAGGGATAATACCCCCTGTGGATTGACCAATAGTTATATTTAACTTCT